TTAAGAGTATATGATTTGGTTGCCGCATTAAAGCCTATAGCAGAATCTAACCCTATATCGCGTAATTTCTTTACTGTAAAATTGCTGCATATCTGATATGCAATACCTATTTCCGTATATTTAGGAGTAACAATTAACACATCTCTTGTCGGATAATTTGAGAAATCATTTAATAAGTCCTTTCCATCCCAATTCATATATTTACATAAAAAGCTAAAATAGTATATATTATAATACCGCAAACTAAAAAACACATGTAAATATATCTCAACACCGCATATATTATAATCTGAGGCATTATGGTAAAAATATCAACCATTATTTACTCTTTCCTAGATTGTTTAGATATATATTTTATTTTATATTAAAATAAACTTTTGGTTATCATGCTAATCTCAATCCCACCCTTAGATCAGGGCAAAACATATACAAAGGGCAGGGGATAGTCTGTCCTTTTTGGAACTGTGTGTATATTCACGCTATAAGAGTTACCTATAGATTAGAGTACACCTTTACCTTTGCCGTAAGGTAGTTGCCGTCTACTCGTTGAACCTTTTATATCTCACGACATAACTTGGCTGCTGATTATACATTTTGCGCCGTTTAAAGCGCCGGACGTCAGCGCTAATTTTATTAGCTTTTTCTCAGCATAGTCCATCTCTGCTATTGTTTCAGGATTTCTCCACCCTTATAAAGCCATGCTATAAGCGGAAGCAGAGCCTTAGCAATTCCCAGCAATTTGACAACCTTATTTTAAAACGCGTTTCATCCTATGTATCATATATATCATAAAATACGGCAATACATAAGCGGGCGTATTCGGTTCACCTACGTTTTTAAAAGAAAGAACTGCCGCAACCGACAATCCCAAAGTTTTAACAAGACCTAATTTATCTATTATATTAGTTAAAGCTTGCAAAAATGATGTAAATACGTCTAAAGTGCTTTTTAATAAATCATCGTTAATAAAAGCCTGTGAAAGCGCGGAAAATTCTGTTTTTATTCCCTGAATTTTACCTTGTAAAGAATCTAAGTATACATTATATTCTTTCATTGCGCTCCCGGAAGAATTCAAAGAATCGTTTAGTATATTCTCAGCTTGCGACATATTAGTAAGCAACGCCGAAACTGTATTACCTCGTTGCTTGCCGACTATTAATTCTATAAGAGCAGCTTGATCTATATCCGACATATCCTTCCAAACTTTGCTTATACCCGCCATTATATCATATGTGCTTTTAAAGCTGTCAGCGTCAGTCATTATATCAAAACCGCCTTTACCGTCTACATTGGTTAAAGCTTTGATTTTAGACTGAAGCTTAGAAGTGGACTCTGCCATTCCGTCAGTGGATTCGCCAATCTGCTCGATTTCAGTTGACGCTCCTCGCAAACGCATTGAGAGTACTTTTAATGTATTACCTGCTTCCGAAGCGTCTCCCGTTATTTCTGTAATTGTTGTGCCCATGGCAATAGCTTCATCAAGGCTATTTCCGGCAATACTTAAAGAAGAAATAGAATTTGACAGTATTTCTCCTATATTTCCGGCTGTAACGCTGTATTTATTTGATACGTTATTAAACTTATCTACTACGTTCATAGAATCTTCTACTGCCATATTATAACTTTTCATAACGGTAGTTAAATCTTGAACGGCAGTAGCATTATCAACTTCGCCAACAACAGAATAAATACCGGACGCTTGACTTAGTTTAGATGATTGATCGAGATTATAGCCTTTTTTTGCCCATTCTGCACTCTGGTTAATCAAGTCGGATAAATCCATCTTTAATTCACGTGCTTGTTGTATACTGTTTTTTAAAAAATTTGAGTACGAGGTTTCTGTTACGTCTGTTACTTTCTTTAAATTGGACATGGCTGAATCAAGCTCAATAACTTCTGTAACCATTTTCTCAAGATCACGCCATGTACCGGCAATAATCCCTGTTAAAGTCATCCAAGAACCAAATTTCTTGGCTTGTGCCCAAAGATTTTCAAAGAAGGTTTTCCCGGTTTTATCCGTAGCAATAACTTCGCTTCTTATCGACTGAAACTGTCTTCTTATTCTATTAAGAGCTTCTTCATCTATGTGCGAAGTTCCCTTACCTAGTTCAGACAACATAAGATCAAAATCTTTTCCGTAGTCAATTTCAGATTTACTGTTAATACTTCTGAAAGCCTTAATTTGACTGATAAGTAATGCAATTTTTTGAGACAACTTGTCTAAGTTGTTATCCTGTCTGATAGCGTTCTGTAAAATGTGATTGGTATTAGATATTTCTTTAAATTCTACGCCTAATGCTTCGTATTCATTTTTTAGTCTTTGTAATCCTTTAGGAGTAATATCTTCTTGTAATTTTATTTTAAGATTATCATATTTATTTATTAAATTTGTGATAGCTTCTTTTTGTTCAATAACTTGATTATTATTAGCATTAAATTGAAAGACAGAATTTTTTTTCATTTTTTCTAATTTTTCAATAGTTCTGTCTATTTCACTATTATATTTTTTTAGATTTTTTTCGTTTTGTGTAATAGAATTGTTTTCTGATTCCGTTGGTACAATTAATTTTCCTTTTATTTTAAGTTGGCTAACAATAGTATCAAGTTGGGATTGAATTATTTTTTTGGTTTCTTCAATATTTAAACCGGCAGTTATTTTAACATTATTTGATTGTAAATTATTTTCTATTATAGGAATATCGTCTTTGATTAGTTTAACGCTTTTAGGGACATCCAGCCTTGCGACTACCTTAAAAGAATCGTTATCCATTCAGTCACCGCCCTTACACAATATATCCGTTAGGTTTTATAATTGTTATTTTAAGACCTAAAGGATTATGTCGATTAAAATCTGCTACTCCGTCTTCAACAAAATACGCTCCGGCTCTATAACCAAAGTTATCAATGTTTTTAAACCAAACATCCCTTTTAACTCTATATCCATAATTTAATAAAATAGCTGTATTTACTTTCTCGCCGCTACCGTCCCATCCTTCAATGCCATCACCGGACATATGAAAAGCATTATCGTTAAAATAAATGTTCATAATCAATCCGCTATTTAATATTTGTATATTTAAAAAATCATCAACCTGTAAAGATGATAATAACATGCCTGTGCGTTTATATACTATGGGAGTTGTACTCATTAAATATTTATCAAGATAAAATTGGATTGAATTTTTAAGACGAATGGTTTCAGAATATAAGGTTTGCGCTAACGTTTTTCCATTAGACATTTTTAGAGATTTAATATTTATATTTTTTAATTGATTTTGAATCGACATTACGTATCTCTCTTGACGGAATTATTCAATATTGCATTAATTAAATCTTCCGTTGAAGTATCGTTTTTTATTGAAGTAACAGCTTTGAAAATAGAATTTAGATCTTCCTTATTAAACGTTGGAATTTCTATATTATTAACCTTTTCAGATATAACGTCAAAGAGTTTTGATAATGCAAGATCAGTCGTTGATACAGATCCCGAAGAAAGAACTTTAATACGATAATCTATACCATTTTTTATTGCTGTTTCAATTAAATTTTTGAGATTATTTTTGTTGATATTATTTAAGATTTCTTCTGCTTTATTGTCTGTAACCTTTTCCCATAATGAATTATTATCTTCACACTTACTTAAATCATAATCAGGAGCAAAAGCAAGTATTAGAGAAGTCCTAAGAGAGAGTTCATAATTAGCAGGGGAGTATACATTGTCGGGAAAACAGTCGTTTATTACTTTATCAACAATAGCATAAAATTCATTAAATGAAATTGTACTTCGAATATTTATCATAATTACCTCGCTTAAAATGTTTTTGTATCGTCAAATAAATCAATAACATAATTTAAATCGATTTCAGCTTGATTATAACCGAAACGATTCATTATTTGAATTTTGATTATTTCATCCTTTTTTATGTCGGCGCTTAATAGCCCTAATATTGACTTAGCATTAACATGTTTATCAATGTTTGAAATATACAAATCAGATTTAAGTGTAGTAATATGTTGCGTAAAGTTTCTAACAAATTTTGAATTAAAATCTGTTGGAGAAGTTAAACATATCTCTACAACAAACATATTTCCAATCGTCCATTTATTCATCGCAAAATTATTCCTCCAAAATCTTTATTGTTATTTCTGTTCGAGGATTTTCCTTATCAATATTACATCTCAATATGAGTTTAGTTAAACACCGCATATCGTCATCGTAAATAAAACCACTATCTACAAGTCCGTCTAAAATAAATTTAGGTACGGTCCCGTCTACATCATGTCTTCGATTGGTCTTAAAATAAGTTGAAAAAGTCATTTCACATTTATGTATCTGTAGATTTGAATATCCTTGATTTTGGATAAACCAAATAATAAAATCTTTCCACTTTTGTTTCAAAGAGTTCATCATAGGACGTTTCATAATCATCCATTGATTTAATGGTGTGTGATATGGGGTAGTTATTGGTTTTTTATGCGCTTTAGGATGAATAGAAAAGTAATAATCCTCATATTCTACCAGAGTATTATTTGTTATACATAATTTAATTTCTTTCATATCGCCTCATGTTATTTATAATTCTTACAAATAGTAACGGCTCGTTCAGAAACAATGTACTTTTGCTGTTCCGTACACCAACGCTGTGACAAACAAATATTTTGTGTTATTTTACAACAAACATATGGGTTTCCATTACCATCCTTAAACGTATCGTCCGATTTTCTGCATTGGTTAATACAACATGTTACTTTATACATTTTTTGACCTTAAATTTAAAATCACTTTTACCAATAGTTCCGGTATATTCTATTTCAATACTTTTATCTTTTAGATTAGACGTATCGTTTGTGCTAATAATTAGTCCGAAATTGTGAAAATTTATAATCGCTTTAGTTTTACTTATAACAGATACTATAGGGCAAATAGTCGTCCTAACAGATTTAGGTTTAAGCGATTGGATTTCATCTTTATTAGCGTCAATATTATTAATGTCTTTAGACAAATTCATTTATACCTCCTAAAATTTATAAAGGGAGGAAAATTCCTCCCCTTAATAGATTAATTAAAGAACTTCAACCTCTACATTAGCTAAAAGTCCATTATATGTAACAGTTACAGCGCCGGTACCTTTTGCAACAGGAGTAATAACTCCAGTTGACGCATCAACTGTAAATACAGCCGTATCCTCTGTAGCAAAGGTAGCGCCGGACAACTCTGTTTTTTCATATAGTTCTCCTCTGATACCATATGCTTTTATTGTTTCTGTTTCCTCAGTCGAAAGTTCTATTACTGATGGAACAGCTACAATTGATGCAAATATATCATTTTTTTCGTCAATTCGTTTTTCCTGATAATATCCATAAGTCTGCCCTTCACCGCATATTTCAGAAGTAGTAGCGATTGGTTGCCCGGATATTTCATATGATGAATCTGAATTCATTTGATGATTCCAGTTTCCCGAAAGTGCAAAAGCAGGGAATATATACTGTCCTTCACCTCTGGTGCCTTGTGTGCCTACAAAAATTGGAGCTGACAAAATAAGTTTGCCGATAAGAGGTTCTGAATCGGCAGATAAATTGATTCTCTTACCAAACGCATTAAACATACCAATTACTGATATACATTCGTCCCCGCTTACTCCATAGGGAGTAAGATCAACAGTCGTAGATTCAGTAGGAATTTTTATCCATGTATCATTGATATTTATATGTATAACATTGTCTGACGGTATGTCGGGCAATGTTATTACGCCATTAGCTGAAGCTATATTTAAATCCAGAACTTCAAAAGCCCAATTACCCATTTTAATTTTTTCACCTATATTTGCAGCAAGAAACTCAGCTTTCCATTCTGGAGTTGAAAATGAAACGTCTATGGTTCTTTCTGATGTTAAAACGCCGATTACTGCATTTTGCTGACCGGCTCGTATTTGATTTTGAGTAGTCTGAATATTTACATTTGAAGCTGTATTTGCTTTCGCTTCAAATGCTACCATGCCATTATAAAAAAATGTGGCATTAGCTACCTTGGGCATAAATGCTTTACCTGCAATCATAGCAGGATTATTTGATCCGTTTTTATTTGCCATGTTTTATCCTCCATTCATATCTCTTTGAAATATTTTTCGAATATTTTATTTTTATTGTTAATAGTAATCCAATGATTAATAGTACCTTTAAAACTAACAAGACCACTCATAGAAGCGGTCATTTGTAAATTATAATTTTCTCGCAATAAGGATTTTTCAATAATCTTATGAAAATACCGTAATGGAATATTTTTTATTTCTTCTAATTTGTAGAGTTTCATTTGAATCATAAAAGCTTGAATGTAATCTTCTATAGTCGCCGGCGGAGATTTACTATTTGATTCATGTTCTTCAATCCATTTCCTAATATCTTCATGAACAAATGTATCATCGTAATCAACGCCGTTTTGGTGTAAAATAATTTCTCTTATTATATTAAAATCTTTAGCTTTAATGTCAATTATCGAATTCTTACTATCACTAATATATCTTATAATTTGTAAATACCATTTTCCCTTGCTTTCCACGAAATTAAATTCTTGATTATTTCCAAGAACAATTTTTAAAATGGTTTGAAGACAAATAAACATTTCATATAAAAGCTTGTTTTCTAATATATAATTTTGATCGTCTACGTGATTTATTAAATCAGTTATAAAATATAATCTAGGCAAAGTACTAACCATAGTATTATATCTTAAAGTGTCATAAAGAAGACAATTAACGGACGAATAAAACTTCTGCATATCTCTACAAGTAACAGGATTCAGAACTACTCCCTTATATTCAACCGGCTCAGCCCACATAAATTGTGTCCCATACATTTCTTCTATATTATTGTCAGACATACTATAACAATCTCCCCATATTAATGTCTTTTAACCTAAATCCTAAACTTCTTGCATAGCGTGTATTGTTCATTGCATATTCTGTCGATTCAATAGTTTCAACGTCCCCAATCCATGTACCGGAGATTGCAGAAATACATTTTATAATTTCATCACAAAGCCAATCTACTTTAGTATAACAAACGCTTCCGTTTTTCAGTAGGTCTTGACGAAAAAATCCTTCTGTTGTTCTCATATCGTCCTTATCTACTGAACAAATAATAGTTACGGTAGCATTTAACAAATACTGTACTTTTACATTTTCAGATACCTTTATACCGACAAAAATTAACGGATCGGTTGTTGTTATTGTATCTGGATGCTGTAACCACGGAATAATACAATTATAAATTAAAGAAAGCGGATCGTCAGCATCAAAATTCTCGCAGCTTGCGCCATTAAAATTTAGAGCTTTTCTTATATTTTCTGAATTAGCAATTGTCGAGCATATCTGTGACTTTAAAACTCCGATCGCATTATATTTTATATCAATATTGTCCATATTCAAATGCCTCCCGTTACAATCAATTCACATTCGCCTGTAATATTACCGACAACTGCCTTAATAATTATAGTTTCATTAATAATAGATGTATCATTAGGACATTTTATTTTAACTTTATTTCCGTCAGGAATAATCATTGCGTTTGTATTACTTTCAATAGACCACTTAACCGTTTCTTTAAAATCTACTTTTAAAATTTTTGAACCTCCTATACGTATAGTAGGAGATCCCGTATAAATGATAGTAATTTCTGAAGTTTCAAAATAATCACATAACCATTTTTTTATAGAATCAGTGTTTGGGTTGTATTGGTCTTCGGTAACTGTAATTCTTAATAAACCTTTATCGTAATTCATTGAAGTTGTATCATTTTGCGTTATTTTAAATACAGTAGGATTTACAATATTTTTATCCCAAAAAAATCTTTTACCGCGATTTAATGAAGTCGTGTTTTTGTCTGCAACTATGGTAATTAAATGTTGTGAACTGCCGATTGTTAATGTTTTATTGCTTGATTCACCGCTGTTATATTGGGTAGAGTTTATTTCAAATACAGGATATTCTAATACATGTTTATACTCATCTTGCCATTTCATCATATAATTACAACGAATTAGTTTCCCTGCACATAAAATTTCATCGCGATCAAATGATTCGCAACAAATCCAATAAATATCTCTTCGTTTATCATACAACACATCTCCAACTACAACTGGATAGTCAATTAAAGCATTGAATTGTAAACTAATACCGTTTGAGGACGAATATTTTTCGTTGAATGTTTTTATCGGTATAGGCGATAATTCTTCTATATTAACGCCATGTTTCCACAATAAAATATTAGGATTATATGATGGATCAGATTCGAATTGATTGGATATAAGTAACTTTGCATCATTTATTTTACTTTGGCGAATTGTTGCTCCTGTACTATTAATAAATGTTTTCATATGTTTAAAGCTCATGTGCTATTACCTTCACAACGTCTGTTATTGTTATAATATCCGTCATGCGGAAATCTCTCGTTATATTTAAATTTAGTCGCATTATACGATCCGTTTAGCTGATATATTTTTGAAAATTCTGAATTACCAATAAGAGAATAATTAATCATTAATTGCTTATTTTCTTTTTTGTACATATTACAAACTTCGATTGCTTTTCCAAGTACATTTGAATTATCAAATTTATGAAAATCACTTGTACTCATATGAGCTTTTAACATTAAAGAATTACGTACATAAGTAGATTCAATATAAGAAATAACCATAAAATTTGATAGTATTTCAAAATTTATATCAGTTAAATCAATATTAAATTGCAATAACTCTTCGTCTCTATCTGATAAGTCTTGACTACAACATTCAAAAGAGACAATCGCAGGTCGAATATAATCATGCATTATATCATCAACATCATCTTCAAGCATTTGAACAAAATCATAATCCTTTATTTTGGAGTATACCGAATTATATAATTCCTTATATGTAGTAGCCAAATAAGTTCTCCTTGTTAATTATTTATCATCGGATAGATCAAATTGAAGCTTTCTTTCAATCAAACGGATGATATTAATATCAGTAAGAGTCTTTTTCTTATACATAGTTCTTACTTTTGAAATAAAAATATCTCGCATGTTTACGGCAAGAATATTGTCTATTGCCTTTGAAATATTATTAATATCAGAATTAAAAAGCTGTCTGAGATTATTAATTTTAGCTACGTTTTCATATACTTCAGTAAGTCTGAATTGTTTTATTGCTCTTTCATCAAGGAGAATAACCATAGGTTTACGGAGAAAGTCAATATTATAATTATTCATTTCAGTTATTGCAGCAATTGTCATATGTTCAACAGCTCCAATTTCATTCCATATATATGTAGCGTTATTAGAACGTGATTTATAAATTAAAGATCCAAAAGTAATCGACCTAACAGGTATAACAGTATCAATAGGCAAATCTTCAATTATTTCTATATTATCATAATTATTACTTTCTTCTAAATCGTCAATTGCTGTTATAATTGAATTAAGTGTACTTCCAGAATTGGTTTTTATAGAGTCCGCATGTTCAGTTTTATTGGTAAAATCTTCGTCAAAATCAGAACAAACAACAGGTATTTCATTTCTGATTTTTTCAATTAATTTTTCTTTACCTATATTACCTACTTTTATATTATTCTTCTTTGCATATTCTTTGAGTTCATCCAAAGACATATTTTCAAGATCCATTATAACATTATCCTTTCTAAAAATTGGCGGCAAAAATGCCGCCAATTTAACTATAAATATTTAAACAACTGTATATTTACCAAATACATTGCTGAATACACAGCCTACACCAGCTTTTGTCTGAATTTGAGTATCAATAGTCTGGTCGTGAGTATCGGGTGAACCTAATTCTCTTGCTCGTGTGTCTCCCTCAAAAAATAATTTTATAAACTTTTCATTGTCTGGCAGTACGAAAATAGATTTATTATCAACTTTAAAGTCATAAGTGCCACGTACAAATGTCTGAGGAATTTCAATGGCAATTACCCCCAGTCCGGTATTTTCAAGCACAGCGCCTTTAGTAGCCATTTCTTCTTTTTGTGAATTGGAAATCCATTTAGAATCCATACCGTCAACAATTGCTGACAAAGCAGTTTTAGTCCCGGCAAGTACAACATTCTTCTGAGAAGCATACTGAACTTTCTGAATTAATTCTGACATCTTAATTCTGTCATATGTACCGGACACTTGAAATGCAGCAGGAAGATACGTTCCAGCGCCATTAAATGCAGTAAAAATACGATCGTCAATAGTATTTTGCATAGCTTTCTGCATTCTAGAAACCATTTCAGGAAGTGTAGTAATTCCCTTGAGAAATCTTTCTAAATCATCATAAATATGTATGTAATACCATTCAGTATCTATCGAAAAACTTCTTTTACCATGAAGTTTTTTACGATCTGTGTCCCAATGATTACCGGAAAATCTTGAAGCAATTAAAATTGAGTTGTCTTCTACGACAAATTCATTTTTATCACCAAGCGCGCCATTTTTACTTTCTACAAATTGATTATAAAAAGTTGAGTTTTCCCAAGCAAGAGGGAGATTGGTATCCAATACTTCTTCCATAATAGTAAAGATTTCATTCCTATGATTTCTCCATCCTCTCCAAGTAAGCTTATCATCGCCGAGAATATTAAAAAATCCTTCACGAATTGCCAAGTCTGTATATTTAGCAGTTTCTGCATTAGAAAATGTTGCGACCCTATTTGAACAAGAGTCATTTATCAAATTACAAATGCTCTGTAAGTTATTATCCATATTTAAGTCCTCCTTATTCTGTGTCATTATCTGCCACAACAGTTTCATTTTTAATAACTTCAATAATTACTCTTTTACCTGTGGCGCCGATATTACCTGCCGTGCCAGTGCAATATGCAAACCCATAATCCTCAATTTCAACTACTTTACCAATAAACCCCGTAGAGGCAGATGTCGGAGCTACTGCTCCAACATCTTTGATTTTTACCGTAGTACCGTCAACTGCTATATAATCTCCTTTAGTTACAGTTGATGAATCCGCAACTGTGATCCCATAATCTTCTACGCCAAATTTATCATGATTGTGAGCAACCAATCCATACGCCCGAAAAGGCTTGTTTGCTTTGTTAATATAACTATCTTCATTCTGATTAATTGTTTTAGAATCGTCATAACTCCACGACGGATTTGCAACTAAAAAAACCTCGTCATTGACTGTAGGAATCTTAGCTTCATAAATGTTTCTTTCATCATCTATAAGATTTCCTTTAGCAATAAGAGTACCGTTTTCTATATCTTTGTTATAAATAAAGTCAAAGCAGCGACCACTCACTTTAGTGGTTTCAACTATATTGTATTTTTCCATATATTTTCACTCCTTAATTATTAATAAATTTGTCAAACAAGTTACCATACCGGTTATTATGCATTGAATTTTCCGTACTTGTGCTTGATACACAACTTACTGATGGCGTATAGCTATAACTTTGCTTATTAGAATTATCCATCATAGCTTCTCCAACCATAAGAATAAGTTCATTTTCAATATCTGCTAAATCTCTACTATAATCAATTTTTGCACGGTAGCATAAAAATTTAGGAAGTCTGCCTATTTTCTGAGCATATTTATCCATAAGATTATCAATTTGTATATGCTTTTCTTTTTCTATTCTTAACTTTTCTTCATTCTTATATCGGTTGTACTCAACTAAGATACCATCGTATTCTGATTTAAGTTCAGCAAATGCACCGGACATTTCGTTTATTTTACTGTTATATTCTTGAGCAAAACTCGTTGAAATTTCAGATTCTCTTATATCACAAGCAATTTTAATTTCATTTGCAATATTAAAATCATTTGTTTCTGACCTTTTTTTATATGTTATAGAACACTCGGTTTTGCTGTCTATATCAATTATAACTTCTCCGTCAGATTCTACACAATCCATCGAATATACCTTTTGATCTTCACGATCAAAAACACCAATAGAATTGTCTAACAAATCAATTAAAGAATATTTGGGAGTTGTATCACCAATGGAGTTCTTATATGTGAATTCCGATAATTTTTCTACAATCTTAGAATTTTCCATTTTTTTTAATCCCTCCTCTACATTAGGGTTTTTATAATTTTTATAAGTATCATAAGCATTTATCATAGCGTTAAGGTCTTTTTGGACTTCATCGATATTATAATGTCTGCCAATACAAGAACTTTCAAAACAAGGCTCTACATCAGATCCAAGTATACAGGCAGCAGTAAAAACAAAATCGGTTATTACTAAATAGTTTTCAGAATTATATTCAGATTTCTTTACGGAGATTTCCATTGACTGCGGATAATCTTTTTCCAATAATTCCTTTGCTTCCTCAAATCTTTCATTCCAAATCACGCATCCTTTGAGTTGTAAGTATTCATGATTGGTATGTCCATCTTTTTCAATTATTTTTATCCATTTAGCATTATCAACAGCATCTTTAGTTATAAATCCAAACGCCTTTGTTGTTTGCTCGAATTTTATACCTGTACTATCTACAACTATCTTCCCGCCATGTGTACCAAAATCCTCTGTGCCATCATCTTTTATAATACGTTCTCCAATAATAGGACAGCCATAAAGCGAATACAAAGAATTTTCTATTGTTTCCTTACTAATATAAGTTCTATTACGGTTTTTACCTTCATAACATAACAAAATATCAACGAGAGCAAATTGTTCATTGATTTTGTTATAAGAAGTAGGCGACATCTTTATCGTAGACTCATATCTCATAACCATTGTTTCCATATTTTCCTCCTTTCTTAAAAAAGTAAATTCTTATTTATAAAAAAATCACGAACAGAAAAATTATTGTTTACATAATTCTCTAATTCGTGATTTGTTATAAATTGATATATTGTTCCATTAGTTGTCTTTGTAGGAATACACTTAAACCCCTTGGACATTAAATTTTCAGCTTTTGTTTGGTTAATAACACAAATTATGTTCAAATTATCACCTCAAATTCTGTTGTCGGCGTTATTAGTATCATTTTCTTTAGAGTTTTCTCCCGATGGAGTTAAATTTTCAATTTCTTTTTCAGGTCTGCCTCCGGTATTATTTGATTGCGTATATGATGTTTTCATAGGTTGCCAATTATTAAATATATCGGAAAAAACTTGGTTTTCAAGAATACTATTTCCAAGCATAACTGAAGGACTTAAGTTATTCACAGCACACAATCTACTTTTATTAGGTATTCCGTTTTGAGCCATTTGAAGTTCAGTTTTTCTTACGTCGTCAGCATTAAAAACTGTCATATTCATAATTTTATAAACGAATTCATAATTATTATAAATAAAATTTCTTAATTTCATTTGGAGCGATACCCAGTCTTCTAACATACGATATATTTTAAAAATATCCGCACTGTCATTAGTAATAGACAATTTTAGTTCGCTTCCGCTAGACGCACCGGACATCAAAGCTTCAGATACACCTACATTTTTAAAGGTCCATGATATAGCATCGCTTACAGTATCTCTGTCATCGGCATTACTTGATGAGAATTCTTCGCTTTTAACGTCAAATGGAGTAGTAACTACTCCTATATTATTTTGGACAGTATTTAAAACAATTGATGTAAACGCGGTTATTAAATTATCAGCAAGAGTAATTTCTCCATCTTTGGTTGGAATCTTCATAGTAAGAATTTTATACGCAGCATTGATGCTTTGCGCTTTTGCTAATTCTTTATATTCATCAATAAGTAAGATATCGGCAATCATTATTAAAAATGGCGGATAAGGAAAAGTAAAATCATTATTGTATTTAATGCATAATGATTTTTCATATGGAATATAGACACGACCATCTTCGGCGGAGGATGTATTGATAATGTCTTGAAGCTCTATAGGCAAGTTTTTTAATTTTGACTTACTCAGTTGTCTTTTATTAATATAAAATTCATACACATTGCCATTAACTAATGAACTAATATTGCATATCATTGGTTCAAGATAGAAATATGATATTTCAGTATTATTTTCAATTAAAAAAGCATAACAAACATCATTTTTGTACAATCGTTTTAATATATTATGAATTTCATTGGAAAGGTTAAACTTCTCACTTTGTGCGACAAAATTTACATAATCCTTTTTTATAATATCGAACTTTGATGTAAATGCCTTGGACTTTATTATTCGTGTATCTATTGTATAATTTAATACTGCCTGGTTAGCAAAATAATCAATTAATCGTTTATAATATCCTGATTTGAGATACATATAATCGCTTAACCGTAAAATATTTTTTCCATGTCGTTCTGGATGTTCAGCCATAGACATAATTTCTGCACGAGTAAACCCCAAACAAGTAGCTTTTTTGTCGTCAAAACAATGATTATATGACAATTCTGAAAGAACTAAACGCTTAAATGATTCAAAATCAAATTTATTAGTTTTACCGTTAAAAAAATTATTGATTTTTAATTTGTCAACTTCAATTTGCGAAGATGTATTTTCTATATTATCTGTCGTAACAATTCATCTCCTTTCCTGCAATAGTCGGGCGACGAGAAAGAGAAGATATATCAAGCGAAATTGTCGGTTTAGATTTGTGCATTAAATTATTACGTCTTAACTTTAGCAATGCATAAGCTGCCATTGCTAAGGTGTAGGCACGGTCATCATGCATTATATTCTTTTTATCTTTAGCCAATTCATATTGAACACCACCATTTGGCGTATCATATCTACACATATATGACACTTCGACCTTCATTAAATTCATATTTATTAATGATAATCTTTCTTCTTGTGAAAGCTTATATTCTTCAATCTCTCCATTTTCTTTTGTTAACAATATAAAATCTTTATTATCATAATCTGTAAATTTTATTAAATTTAAATTCGTCATTTTTTGTAATGCATCAAATATAATTTTCTTATACCCTTGCGGATCGATCATATGTACAATCGGCATAGCATTTGGATATAATTTACGGGCAGTTTCATATTGCTTATGCACCGGATCAATAATACCTCTATGTTTATTTCCAAAACTATCAGTCCAGTCTTTAAGTAGTTGATCTGCTACAGCACTTATACCGCCACCTCCTGATCCTGCATCAATATAGAATTCAATATTTTCCCATTCAGCAGCATGTTCACCATTATATTTTATCATTTGCTCTCGGATGATTTCTAATTGAATAGGCATTAATAAAGGCGTTTTATTTTTTGAATCCGGATCTACCATAGAAATTACATTTTCCAATTTTAAATAATATCCAATTTCATCATCTTCTATTAATTGAAATATTGAAAGAATTGAACCATCAAAATTTCTTGCAGGATCATAAGTGAATATAAATTTTTTTTGACCTGTATCATTATAAAATAGCGGAGGTCTAACTTCTGAATTTCTAATTAAAACATCCATCTTTACAACAGAATTCTGACCTGAATCATGTCTAAACTTATTAAAGAGCTCTCTGTCCGCCATATCTGGATCTTCCTCGATAGCCTTATCTATTTGTGCCTGAGTAAGATGTGATTTGATTTTTTCACCATCAACAGTAGAAAAATTTACTACAGTATTTGCATTTATATCACATACGAAATAATTAGAATTCCCCAAAAACATTTTTCGCGAAAATTCTGAATATTTTTTATAAAATGGGTATGTAACGTCACCGGCGCTGGAAGCATATAAAAGTTGGAGAGGCATTTGTATTGGATCATAATGATTAATTTTACTTGTTCCTAATCCAAAACTTGAATCAACATCTGCAAAATGTTCTGTAGCAGCCATTTGTTCAGCATCCTGAAAAGCGGTTTCATCATAATATACACTACCGCGTTTACCCCTTAATGCATTTAAATTTGTAGATAATGTAAGTAATTCAGAATCATTATAGAGTTTAAACGAATAACCGGATGGGTTATGTAAAAATCCTGTTTCACTATTAGCTGATTTATAAACTTCTTCTGCAAAAATATCAGTAACAGTTTTAAAGGACGGTATTCTTTGCAAAGCCAAATCTTCTATTTTTTTAAAGCAGTCTATAGACTGCGCTAAAGAATTTGTAGAAACAAAAACTTTATAGTTAGGAATAAGAACCATTTTTGTTTGAAAGTACACCGCTGCCAAAGTGGTTTTCCCAGTACCTCTTGAACATAGCCAAAGAACAAATGGTTTAGTGAAAGATTGCACAAAACACCATTTTTGATAATCAATTAATTTTATACCATAAAATTCTTCAGCAAACCTAACAGGATCTTTTCTTCCCCAATTTATTATCTTTTCAAACCTCGTATATTCTTCTAATTTTCTCAAACTAAACTCTTTTTCAGTTAAGGGGATGTAATATTCCACAAATCTCCCCCTTTATTTTTTCTTTTTTGTTTTTATATCGATTAATTGATTTTTTAACATACGATTTTCTTCGGATAACGTTGAATTTTCTGATTGTAATTTTTCTAACATTTCACGCTGTTCTTTTATCATTTCAGTATAATCGTTACTGTTCCAATTTAATTGTTCCATTATGCTTTGATTGCTTAAATCTGCAATTTGTTTCATAGCTTCAGACGTATTTATATCATAAAGATTTACTTTGATAGGTTCATATCCATCTGCAAGCATTTCCTTCATTTTTTTTGTAAGTGTATTTTTACCGGCATTAGAATTTTCATTATATGCAGAAGATAGATTATTATCTTTTGCTATTTTTGCGATACTATCTTGTAATTGTTTTTTTGTTTCAGTCAATATTTTAACTCTCTTATCACTGGGGGTATTAGCAAGTAACTCTTGATTTATCATATCGTCTATTTTTTTTATCTGTAATTGCATTTGTGTTATTTGGATACAACTTGATATCTTATGCACATCTTCTCTTATTCCATCCACATCACAGTATCCTGCTAATATATTAAAACAATACTTTCTATCATTATCAGTCATATTACAGTCATCAAAAGGATCATATCCAACAACAGAGATTGCAAAATTCATATTTTGCTTTTCCTTTTTACTCCATTTTGATTCAATAATTTCTTTTACTTCTTTCTCTGACTTCATCAATTCACCTTCTGTTAGAGAATTCAAAAAAGTTTTGAATTGAAATTGTCTTATCTGAAGTTGCCGTACATACAGACCAACACTAAAAAAAGAATTGTGATTTATAATGCTCTGATAAAGATCTGCGTAAAATGGTATATCTAAATAAGCACAACAAATAATTAAGGCTGTTTTTTCATCATATCTTTTTGTAAACTCATTCATAAGCTCTTGAATACAATCCTTACAAATAGGAACTCTTTTATTATTGATATTCCAAACCTTACTCCATTTACTTAAAAAAAAATCAATTTCCTTTTTGGTTTTACTGCATCGCGAACATTCTATCTTGAGTTCTTCTCTAAAAGATGGAGTTTCTGCTATTTTAGGTTTGCGACCCACTTAAACCACCTAAATTCATTTAATTTTTTTGTAGCCGACACTATTAATAAACTATTTAGCAATTTTAAATTAGGAATTAATCTTAAACAAAATACAATTATTAACTTTTTTATCCGTATATTTTTTAAAAAGTTTCATACTTATATTCTGTGATAATAATATAATATCAGCAAATTCATGAACTCCGTTTACGTCTAAATATATGTCTGATTTTTCACAATAAGATGGCTCAACAGATATATAATCATTGTTATGTAAATGATTAAAAAATATAGTATATTCCTTATAATATCCATTAATTTCAGGGTTAATATAATTAATATCATAAGGCAACAAATTTCCTTTAGTCATTGCATTTAGTAGAAAATTACCTGTCTCACTCCATGAAAGAACAACACATATATTTCTACCTGCCCTAAACATTTCTAAAATATGATCAGTTAATATTTCTGTATTTGCGAAAGAACAAATGTGATTAGCAGAACATTCAGTCATATTTAGTCCTCCATTTTCTTAAATTTAGGTGAGATTCTTATTTTTACTATGTTTTTAGCCGGAACATTTATTTTTTTTCCTGTCTTAGGATTAACGCATTTTTTTTCTGGAATCGATACCACTTGCGATGTTAAAAACCCATTAATACATATTCCATTATTTTCTATGGTGGTTTCCTTATACGTTTCAATAAATCTCAGTATTTCTTCTTTTGATTTGGTTTTTGGAAGATTATTTTTTTTAGAATAAACCTCTACAAATGTGTTTAAATTAATCATTTTAAAATTTCCTTTCACTATTTACTTTTACTAATAACACATAACATATACTGTTAGATATGTTCGTTATCCACTATTGAATCTATATCGTCTTCATAAGTAATCGTTATAAAAAGGTCTTTATTACTTTCTAATCTTGCTAATATTTCAGAAAAATCATAGTCTATACTTTCGTCCTTTGTAATTTCGGTTATAATATATTTATCATTTTCCCTTGACAATGTTGCTTTACTAAATTTAATTGAAATACTTTTCTTAGCCATATAGTATGCTCCTTAATAATTTTATAACATATCAGCTAGTTTGCCTATTTCGCTTCGGTAATTATTATTTAGTTTTACATACCCAAAATATTTATGATCTTTAAAAATATCAATCATTTTAAATAATCCAACATCTCTGGCTGTGTCACATTGTTCAAATATATCTCCCTCAAGAATTAGTTTTGATCCAGATTTACATCTTTGAATTAAAGTTTTTAATGAATATAAATCAAGATTCTGACTTTCCGATGAAAAAATAATACTATCTTCTTCAAACTCTATACCTCTAAGGTTGGCGGTAGGTATTATATTAATTTTATTTTTCATGACAAGTCGTTCTACTTCACATATGTCACCAAATTTACTTGCTAAAATACCACCAAGAGATGACGAATATAATTTTTTAGTAAGATCATCACCTTTAACATATCCTAGTGTTTTTTGATTTTTTAATGTTTCATAAGAGTAAACAATGTAACATTTATTATAACTTCCGTTCTCTAAAGATTGCATTATGTAACCAAGTGGAATAGTTGTCTTGCCTGTACCAGCATTCCCTGACAATACAGTCACATCGTTATTAGAAATACTATCAAACGCCATTCTTTGATATATGTCTAATGGTTTTAGTTTGCCAAGCTGTCTTGAATTGAAGTCCATATTGAATATGTCAATATATTTTTCACCATTCCATTTACGAATATCGAGTATAATATCATCAGAATTTTTTATGATTACGTATTCGTTTATTAAACATCTAAAAATATTACTAATTGCATAGTTAGAATAAATTTGCGACAATTCTTCATCTGTACAACAAACTTCTTTATATCCTTTATAAAAACTTTTCTTTTTTTCATTTGTAGTCTTTACACGTAAATTAAAATATTTTTCTGCAATTAGAGAGCAAAGAACGTCATTTGTAACAAAAACAACTGGATTATTTTTGTTATATCTATATGCAGTTGCAATAATAAGATTATCATTGTTAATTTCTAATCCAAGTGAGATAATCATATCATAATCAGATTGCTCAGTAATAATTACTTCTGGATTTTGCTCTTTAATTTCTCGAACTACACCTCTAGCTAAAAATTTAATATCTTTATCTTTACGAGAACTATATTTAATATTTTCGAGTTCTTCAATTGACTTAGAAGCAATCGCTATATCGGTGATATTAGAGCAATCGGTCAACAGCGCATTAGTATCATAGAAATATTTGTCCATATTATAATACCTCATCTATATTGCGGTCTTTTTCCTATGATATAATCTATAAAAACCGCCAAGATATCTGCTTACGGTAGTTATATTTTTATCGTAACTTTTTGTATTTTATACTCATTGAGTAATTTTAATACTTCCAAAGTTTCTTCAACATAATAATTTCCTCTTTTTGACGTATGATTTTTCATGGTTTTACGAATATGTACTTCAGGTAATTTTTCTCTAATAAACATTGCGGTATCTTTAGTAATATGAAACATTTTAAACTCCTAAATTTAAATTTGTCTGTTTTGGATTAAAAGTATGATATTTACTTTCTCTCCATATAGGACATTTATGCAAAAGTGCTGTAAATGCCAATTCTACGCTATTTACAGCACTTTTGCAATTTTGATTTCGTAATAAAAATCGTACTTTTTTGTAATTTTCCTTTTAAAATTATAAAGACTCACATATCTTTATTTTTTTATATGGAATATCATATAGTAAAATATCACCATTTATATCTTCTTCAAGTTTAGACATTTCACCAATATTATTCTTTATCATTGTAAAAAACGTTTTGTTTGGAGTTCTGAATAAAGTAGAAAATATAAATCTCCTTACGTCTTTATTCTGATGTTTGTCTATAGCAGTAAGTAATAAGTACATTGTAGCTTTGCAAATAGACATTTTATTAATATATTCAATACACTCTTGTTTAATTTCAAGGCATTGATTATAAATTTCTTTTTTTTCTTCTTTTGTTTTTTTATCAAAATCTAAATAAAGCTTTTTTAAACATTTGTTAGCATCTCTTATAAGAGTTACAATTCTGTCTTTTTGCAAGTAATAATATCCCGATCCATTAGGAACTACCACGGGTTTTACGATCTGAGAAAAGGGGATAACCGTATCTGTTTGTTTACGTCTTTTTCTAAACGTGAATTGCTTTATACATTTTTGTATGTAATCCATAGGAGTATCAAAATATTTGTACAAATGATTATTGTTTAGTTCATATCCGTTTTCAAGAGTAATCATTTTAAAAAATATGGGTTTAACAGTTTTCTTCGTATCATTGCCGTTTTTAAGTTTTACATTCTCAATAATTTTATATTTTTCTTTTATAATATTAATTTCTTTATTTATATCAATTTCATATTCTTTTTTAGCTTTATCAATTTCAATATTGGAAAGAACAGCAAGTTTACAAATATCTCCATATAATTGTTTATTGTCATCAAATGAACATCCATCATGTACTTTTTGCCAATAAATACTGTTTAAGTATTGCGACAAGTTTACAACCTCGCCGATTTTATTTACACTGGTTTTTACATCAAGATCAGCTTTCTGTAGACTCGTATAGTATCTTCTTATTTTTTTTGCTGAAACAAAACATGTCGGTACTTTAAATTTATAATAATTTTTTTGTGCTGCATCGATAAACATCGGGTTGTCTGTCAATAAAATAGAATCACTATCATAATCGCACCCATTTAATCTTTGCTGAATATTTTCTCCTATAGCATTAATATACACTACTTCATTAGACAATTCAAAATACTTATCTATTTCCTCTGACGCTACGTTTGTAGCCAATAAAATATTACCCGAGCATATATGTGGACTACGCGATCCTAAAATTGTTTTATTATAATCGAACTTTTTGCTATGTATGTTTCCTTTACCCAAAATACTTTTTCCCTTAAATATACCTATACTATGTTGTAGCATTTCATAACCATTGCCCAGTAAAGTTGAGTAGTTGCCATTAATTAATATATGTCCTTGCTTTAAATCACGTAATAAAGATCTAATAAGATCATTACGGAAATCATAATAAAGCTTTGTTTTGGCAAAATTTGCATTAATACCAAGTAACTTGAATATAATTTCGTTTTTAGAACTAAGCGAGGTAATTTCTGAATTATTATACGGATAATTTATATGGAATTTTAGGATATCAGGATCGTTTCTAATTTTAGAAATATAATCAAATGACTGTGATAATAATTCAGAAATATTCTGTTCTGTTAACTGAAGAGTGTTCAAAAGCTGGTAATGACAAGATACTTTTCGTCCATTAAAGTAATGCGTCGGCTTTTCATGCTTAACTATACCAAAGGTTGGCTCCAACATTGCAAGCCATTTTTTTAAAGAACCAAATTTAATATATTTAATACTACTGGGGGTGGTTATAACCTTTATATCCTTAATATCTTTCGCTATAGTAAATCCGTTAAGCTGTGATACGTCGGTAACACTATTATCCTTAAACCATTTTTGTATTTTTGTTTTAAAGCAAGCAGATTTAAACATTCTTTGTCTCAACAAAATCATTGAATACTGATTGTATTTTTCAGGCCAACAGTTTTCATCAAGTAACGTTTCACCATCAAAAATTGAATTTTTTATTTCAAATTCTTGTTCTTTAGCCATCAACTGACCGTGCTCATACTTAACACCTATAACTTTATCTAAAAAAACAGATTCATAGTCGTTTATAACTAAAAAGTTTTCAGGCTTTAATTCCATAGTATCAATAATACTACTTGACGTTAGTGATATATATGCTTCTAATGCTGCTAAATCAATTTCACAACCTTCATTGAGATTTAATCCACAAGTTTCCCACTTATGCATTCGTTTATAAAGTAATTCATTGATAAATAGACACTTACCAACACGACTGCTTCCTGAACTGCGCTTCCATCGCACATACTTTATCTTATCGCATACAAATCCATTTTCATATAAATATTCTCGTAATTCCGACTTGTTTTTTAAAGTTTTAAAATTACCATTGGTCTTATATTTACCGTCAGAAAATTCAAAATAATTTCCCAACACACTACTATCACATGGCATTTTTACATCTAAATTTGTTTCAATTGCAATCAACAAACCATCTTTTACGCATATATGATCATCCAGTTCTATATCTCTCCACTGATATCCATTAAGAATATATTTATCTTTACCTGCTTTGTTGTATTCTTTATGAGAATATTCAAATTTTACATTTATAACATGTTGTGTATAATCGTGTCTTCCATTACTAAATGTAAAATCATGCCTGCGAAAAACTTTTTCGTATATCTCTCTTAGCTTAATTAAGTCTAGCGAATAGTCAAGAGTGTTTTTAAATAGTTTAATATTTATTCCTCCGGTCTTTTCGCGTATAGAATAACCTATAGGATTGTCATAAATCAAATGATTTGAATTATAAATGTCTTTAGCTTCAATACTTAATATTTTAGTTGGCTTGTTCTTATTTTCCAATAATATTACCTCTTTTCATGTTTTTTGCTTTTATTTAATATATCTCCTTTTAATGCTATTATTCCGTCTCCCACATATGTAGCTGTTACGTCACTATAAAATTTTACTATTTCTTGAATATGACTGATTTTAAATACATAAACTGTATTTCCTTTATGTAATTCATTGATGCAATCGTTAATAAAATTTACATAATATTCATCAAGAGTAGTTACCCTGTCATTATAGGCGCCGTTATAATTACATGTACGCTTTAGTTTTTTGTCCTTGCTTTTAGGATAATTCATTCTAAAATACAGAATAGCGTTATTAAGAAAGCTATTCACATCATGAGGGACAAATTTATAACATAATTTGTTTTCCTTTTTGAAATGTATATTATAACAATTTTTATTGTATATACATTGATTACACGTAAAAGGAATTGAGTAATGTATAATATCTGTAATAAAATCCATATTAGTATAAATATTCCTTTCTTATTTTACTTTTATATAGGGTCTTAATTCATTATATCACATACAAAATAAACTTCAATCAAAAAATGTATGGTTTTTACTTTTATTTATTTAGGAATGAGCCACCATTAAATTCTAATTAACTGTTTTTTTGAAATCTACCAAGCACTTTAACATCATCCCATTTGTTTCCTGCGTAATACACATTAGGGTTAATATAACAAAACAGTCCGTCTGAATTTTCTACAAAACTGAAAACCGGCAATTGTTTTAACTTTAATCCTTTAAGTTTAGTTTTTAATCTGCGGTCATTATCTTGACTATAGCCAATTAAAATACAGTAGTCCTTCATAAGCATTGGTTTAACCTTTTTCAAATCAGATTCAGATGGATTAAAACACAGTATGTTATAATTAATATTTACAAATGGAATCGCTTGAAATAAATATGAGAGTAATTTGTGCTCACGTATTTTTGCTTGCATATACAGATTGCGCACGCTTTTTATATATAACCTCATTCTGTTACAATCTACATCCTCAACAGCGCCGCGTCTGAAAAGGCAAGTATTAAGATACAAACACTTATTGCTATCTTCAGTAAGTATTTTTGCTCCTAACAAAGAATTATAGAACCTACGAAAAGTATCTTCACTTAACTTTAGTATTTCTCTCATTTGGTACTTTGTCATGCTTTCATCTTCAGAAATCATAATCCGATTGTTATAGCCCATAAATGTACTGATATATATTAATTTCGTCAATTCATCAGGCTTAATACCCAAATCTAAAATTTGATCAGCATTATATAAAAGCCATACAAAGCTGCCGTATTGCTTGTATTTTCTTTGTATTTCCGATCCTTTAAATTCATATTTGATTTTTTCTTCTAGATAGTTTTTGTATTTCTGTCTGTCTTGCTCTGTTGTAATGGTTACATTCTCATATACTTCACCAGTATCAACATCAATTATATTTTTGTTTTGTAACATTATTACCTCTTATCTCTTTCTGGCGGCTCATTCCTAAATAAATAAGAGAACATGTGTGCGTGTCATCGACGCGGTTTTTTTGCCCAAAAGCGTGTCATTGACGCGGTTTATAAATCTAAGGAAATTTCTATGGAAAGTAGCGATTTTGGGCGTTTTTCCCTTCTATTCTTATACGCAGTACATCTTTCTATTTCTTGTTTCTAATTAATTTATGTGAAAATTGCAATTTATCAATTTGATTTTAATAATCACTTAGGTTTATTTAAAGCAAACATTTACCAGCAAGATGCAACAGCCTTAATATTAATAAAAATATTATATCATCTTTGAATTTACTGTCAAGTTAACATTGAATCATTTTTGAAATTTACTTTCTATCTTGAAGAATACTAAGAAAACCACAGAACGATATATTATTATTTAAGAAAAAGCGCAATAATTAATTTAAATAATCAATTTGATATTTCTTCAATTCGATAAATAAAGTTTAAATTATAAAATTAATATTTACTTCTTACAGCAAATTACTTGGTTAATTGGAATTATTATAATAAATATTTAATATTTGTTTAATTTTTATAACTTTAATATTTTATATCGAGAAAAAGAATGTTCGTAGTTTAATTAGGGTTTAACTATAATCTTTAATGCTGGAACTGTTATTTAGTTCTATAAAAAATAGATATAAATAAAAATCTTATAAAGATTTTATAGACTTATATCAGGATTTCATTAGGGTTTATTCGAAAGCAATAACGAATTAAAATCGGCAATTTTAATGAAAAATTATGAGTGAAATGGATCAACTATTGCCTCTGACCGGTGATTAAATTAGACTAAAAATGTAAACATACCCCCCAATAATAGCAGTAAAATACTTGCATTTTGTAGTAAAAATGCAAGTAGCGAATAATTGTATTAATATAACTAATACAGTCTTAATAAATTGAAAACCATTATCAAATTAATTTCGGAAATTAAATAAAAAATTTTATCTACCGAAACAAAATAATTAAAATAATAAATTAACATCACAAAATAATCCTTGCCAATAACACCAATAGCTTTAAGTCCTAAATAATCCAACTGAATTCCCAGTCTTTATTATTGCCTTTATCAATTCATCTAACTTTAAACTTTCCATTAAACTATATTTTAAAACTATGAACGCAATCAATAAGGCATTAACTAGTCAGGACATCAATCAATTCAATTAGCTTAAGCAGCTTGCAATAAATATTACCAATACAATCAATTCAAAAGAGTTCAAACCTCTTAATCCTCATAAAGCGCACTACAATGCATTTTAACGCGTTTTCACACCTATACCAATGAAACTATATTAATAAAAACAAAGTGTCTTAAAACGGCTTATTTTAAGTTTAACATTGTGGTGTTACTTTGGCAAAATACTTTGGTGGCCTGTTTCAATAATATTAAACTCAATTAATTATAATAAAAAATGAAAGAGGTAAAAAAAACACCTCTTTCATTTTTTTAATAAAATACTCACTTATAAGGCTGAGATACACCAGCTCCCAAAGTTCTCACTAAGTGGTGAAACACTACGTCGACTTATTGCAGTTTTTTACAGCTTTTCACAATTTTAATATTCCTGTCCCATTAATCTTATTTATATATTAGACCCCTGACATATTTTATATTGTATACTGGTCTTGATTGTGTTTTCATGTTGTTAACTCTATAGCTTACAATATCCCAAAAGAAAAAAGACCGTTGTTAATAGCGGTCTTTTTTCTAATAGAGATATATAACGTTTACATTTAAAGGTAACAATAATAATTAATACACCCGCTTTTAAGGCTGTCATTTTATTGGCAAACTACATCCGCTTTTAGCTTTACAACATCATTTTAGTTTGTAGCTCTATTAGTTTTTGTGTTCTGGCGTTATGTATAACGTTGTCTGCAATAGCTTCCAATATAGCCTTAACTATAAACGTCGAAAGAAACAAAGTAGAACCATATAATATTATTATAAACTTGCTTATGTCTTTTAACAAAAATAGACAACCAACAGCAATTATTACGATAACACACATTACAGCAATTAATATTGCAGATATTGATGTAAGTGCTTTTGCGCTATCAGGTATATAATTTTTAATATCCTCAAATGTTTTTTTATACTTTGCCTCATTATTTTTTATGTTATTGGAATCTAGATTGTTAGTGTCATAATTTTTTGTGTCATCTTTGTCGACAACCGCCTCAAAATCATTGGTATCCATAATATCACAACTTTCTGTTTTTTGATTTTATTATATCATTATTGTAAAAAGCTGTCAAGATATGGTAAATAAATTATTTGAACTCCTTTAAATCAATATTATTTTCTATACAGTATTTAATACACATGCGACTAAACATAGAAAGTGTCATATTATTACTTTGCGCTTTACATGAAATAATTTCATATTCATTAATTGGACACTTTATTCCAATTGTTTTGTAATTTTTTGCATCATACTTTTTTTTGGCTCTTTTTTGCGCATCTGTCTGTGGCATTATTTTATCTCCTTTTTGTGAATTATGCACAATCAAACTGTGGGTTAACGTGATGTATTCATGTAAATTGTCAATAGACAAATATAGGTTAACGTGATATAATATAATCAGAAAAGAAAAGTAAATAATGTATTTAACATCATTTATAATTTATCTTATGCTCAGTATCAAGGGTTTTTAAAACCAAATCAAACTCTAGCACATTTGCAATTTTACAGATTTCTTTACTGGTAAAGTTGTCTCGATTGATTTTATTATTAAGGTTTTGTTTAGTTATACCTAGTTTTATGGCTAACTCAGATTGTGTCATGTCCAATTCATTTAATCTTAATTTTATAAAATCTGAAACAGTCATACTAAACACCTCGTACATTAAAAAGTGTACAAAACAAACAAAGAAAAGTACACTAATTCGTTTATTTTGCGAATAGACAAAGTACACTAAATAGTGTACAATATAATCAGAAAAGAAAAATTATTCTTTATCTGGAATATACTCAAGTATATCACCAGGTTGGCAATTTAAAAGGCTACAAAGTGTAAGTAAATTGTCTATTGTAATTTTAGTGTTGCCTTGATTTAACTTAGTTATAGTAGATTGACTTAACAAATTATCTTGTCTAATTTTATAAGTGCTGTATCCAGCTTTTTTTAAAGCTTGTATAATATCTATCTTATAAACTATAGGCATTTAACCACCTCAAAAATAAACAAAAATATATACTAATATTCGTACACATTGCCAATTGATTGTATACTAAAATTAGTGTACAATATAATCAGAAAAGAAAAATTATTCTTTATCTGGAACATACTCCATAATATCACCAGGCTGACAATTAAGTAGTCTGCAAAGCTTGTCAATATTTATTGTATTAATATGTTCGCTACGTGTTAATCTTCCTGGAATAGTAGGAGAAAAGCCCATGTTTCTCAAATCAGATTTTTTTATATTATTTTTTTCTAAAAGTATAAATAATTTATCATATTTAAGCAATAAATAGCCCTCCTTTGTGTTTCGAAAATGGTACAAAATAAACAATAAATATGTTTCGAATTTGGTACATTTACCAATTGACTTATTGTACTGAAAATGGTACAATATAATCAGAAAAGAAAACAAGCAAATTTAATAAACAACCAGAAAGGAAGTATTAATTATGAAAAATAAAACAAAAATAATCAAGGAAATTTATTTTTGTGCAGATAAAGAAACTGCTAAGATTTATAATCTGGAATATTCTGAACGCTGGTCATATATGCAAGTTCTTTTAGATTATGACAAAAATGAAATTAGAATATTTTTTAAATCCACTTGGAACAGCGATTATAATCAGACAGAAATAATTCCGCTTTAAACGTTTCTAAAGGGTTTTGTTAAAAGCCCTTTTCCAGCGGCAACATTTACCGCACAATGTAACAATAGCGTTAGTACATACCGATAAATGTACATTATATCACTTATCTGAGTTTTTATTAAGTTCAGGAACTGCCGAATTAATCAGGCTGACAACGAATGAATTCAAGCTCATGCCGTTAAGTTTAGCAAAGTCTTGTATAATTTGTTTCTGGCCTTTAGGCACCCTGACGACAAAAGTATCAACCTTATTTTTTAAATATTCGTCTTTAGTCTTTTGATAATTAGCCATTGTTTGTTTCCTTTCTGATAACAGAAAAAATATACAGTTTTCTGATATCAGATTTGGTAAAAATGCTAATAGACTTCTGATATCAGAAGTGATATAATATAAACAGAAAAACAAAAGTTAAAGAACATCTAAACTCGATCACACAATAGGATGTGACCGTTAAAACCTAATAATTATGGTTAGCAATGCAAAGTCTTTTTTGTGTTGCTTTTCTTATGTCCAAGGAGCAGAAAACAAGACTTAACAAAAGTATATTGATTTATACGCTGTTACTGTTCTTGTACTCCACGTTCCAAACTAGTAAGACGAGTGACACAATACATAAACACTTTAAAATCAATACAATACTTTAAATGTCACGGCTTTTAATAAAGCAAAAATAACGATTATACTGGACTATTTCAAAGTATTTGCGATTGAAAGAATTAGCAAATTTAATAATTTTTCAAGGCGTTTTCAATCCTGATTATATCGGGAGGCGGAGGAGGTACAATACATAGTATGGTTGTACTGGTAACAATTGCAAGCCGAAAACTAATTGAATGACTCAATTATTAAATTTGTAGCATCTTGAAAATAAAATAAAATCCGCAATCGCGGTTGTAGTTACCGACATAAGCAAGTAAAGCAACGGTAACAAATCACTGGTAATAGGTGAAATTTCGGTAAGATAAGGATCTTACTTCAAAAGCTAATTACTATGTGTTTGAATATTATACCATATTTTTTTGATTTTGTCAAATTAATATTGGTAAGTGTTTCTAAAGGACTTCATTAAAAAGTCCTTTTCCAACGTCGGAAAGCTGAAAAGTTAATCTGACAGAGCTGACCGGAGCAGCTATACAACATCTCCGGCCAATTACATAAAAGAATGAATAAAAATATAATTGCCGTAAGGCAGAAGATTAAAGGTGAAATTATGAAGGATTATATTTTTAAAGGTGAAATTGAAAGCAAAAACATGTAATTTTGATTGAAATTTATTGAGAAGAAAAAGTATAATATAATTATGGAGGTATTTATTATGAATAAAACATTATATTTTGAGGGCGCAGGATTGGATAGCTGTAAATCTGAGTACAATGGTATAAATTGTCGAATCAGAACAGCATTTCATGATAACAAAAATCGAATGATATATCTTGAATTGTGGGGATGTCATCCAAACAAAGCCCAGTTACAAAAAGCAAAATTGCATAACATAGAATTACCAAATACATATTTGTATGTTGACCATGTCTATTATATAACAGACGATTTAACGATTGATGACTGCGATAGTAATCGAATTAAAACGATTCCATTTGAGGAAATGATCAAAATTCCATACACTTTAGAAAATATTAAAAGCTTTATTAATAAGCACTTTAAAAGCAATTTTGACGAAGTTGTTGTTTTGGATAATCTTGCAGGATATAGAGTATTTACAGGTATTAATAGTAATACATCCAAAAAATATAATTTTGGCGATTGTTTCGACTATGATGAAGAATTAACGGAGAAACGCAAAAAGAAAGTTTCGGAACTTTCTGAGCAGTTTAAAATAATATTTAACCAAAAATATGATAATACAAGTTTTTATATCGAAAATGATGCTTTGACTGTATGTATTAATGTACCTGAGGATCAGAGGGTTAAAGCCGGATATATAGACAGAGTATTTACGGTAGATGTTTAAAGTAATTACATATCATTATAATTTATGGGTTACCGCTGAGCCATAGTAAATCAGCGGAATATATACTCTAAAGAGCTGCGAGAAGCTTACGGAGCGCCAAACGAAAATAAGCCATTATACATTTTTGAAGGGGAGTATTATTATGAATACAAAGAGTATTATAAAAGATGATATTGAAAAATTAACACAGGTGGAACTTGAGGAAATAAAAAGTTCAGGATTGGCAGAATTATTAATCATTAAAGATTGTAATTGTTATTTCGCTGATCTTGGTGGAAATTTTGGATATTCTGTTTTGGTTTTTAAAAATAATCATCACATTTTTTACGCAGATGATTATCAGTTGCATCATGGGAATAAGTCCGTTGAGGAATTAAAAGAATATTATATTAATACTTTAAACAATAAACTCTTTACCGATTCGGAACTTTTGACAGAAGTTAAAAATTATGAGGAATACCGCAGAAAAAGTTATTATATACGTAATTATTGGATAATGCAGTTTGACAGGGTATCTATTTTTTATATTGGAAAGCCAAATGATAAACAACTAGAAGCGGAAGAAAAAATGTTTTATTGTGCTCCTTGTTTTTGTTATGTGCCAAATATAGATATTGTAAATCAGGCAATATATTTTGTAGATCATCTTGAAAAGTCTTTTAATCAGATAAAGGAAGATGAGAATATTTTTCGTGAAATGATAAGCCGTGAATTGTCAAATCATGAAGCCTGTTATACAGGAGATTACACCGATGCGTTAAATGCGCTTGGCCTCATTTTTGAAGACCTGACAAGAACACAACAAAAGATTGTAAAAGAAGAATTAAAAAAACAAATATGCGGTACTTTTGATTGATAAGAATTAAAAAGTATTTAATTGGAGGTATTATTATGAAAAAGTATGAATTAACGGAAGAGACAAAAGTAATAGGCGGTAAAACGCTTTTCAGAATAAGAGCGTTAAGATCATTCGGGGATATTAAAGCCGGTGATTTAGGAGGATTTATTGAAAACGAACGTAATTTAAGCCATGAAGAAAACGCTTGGGTTGGAGGAAACGCTCAGGTTGTCGGTAACGCTTGGGTTGGAGGAAACGCTAAGGTTGGTGGTTGCGCTTGGGTTGGCGATGAAGCGTGGGTTATAGAGAATGCTGTGATCGAAGGAAACGCTAAAGTTGACGGTGACGCTCTGGTTTGCGGTAATGCTCAGGTTAGCGGTGACGCTCGGGTTAACGGTGACGCTCGGGTTAGAGGATACGCTCAGGTTAGCGGTGACGCTCGGGTTAGCGGTGACGCTCGGGTTGGCGGTAACGCTCGGGTTAGCGGTGACGCTCGAGTTGAAGGTGACGCTCAGGTTGTAGATAACGCTCGAGTTGTCGGTAACGCTCAGGTTGGCGGTGACGCTTGGGTTGGCGGTTACGCTCGGGTTGGCGGTGATGGGCTGATTAACAGTAATAATGATTATCTTTGTGAACAGGGACTCGGATCTCGTAATAGATCCGCCAGTTTCTTTAAA